CTGGCCATGGCGGATGTGCTCAAAGCGAGCATCAGGGTGCCAGTAAGAATCATGTGGCGCATGCTGTTTCCTTTATCGAGAGCGGCGGTGCTGATGGTTACTATAACCAATAATCGCAATCGAAAAGCGAGAGCCAGTAAACACGCGGCACACAGAGCTTTAACGCTGATCGATTGCCTACAGGCTGCCTACGGGCTGACTACCTGACGACGAAAGCGCCAAGGGATTCAGCGAAACCGCCTTGTGTAGATGCTCCGGTGCCAAGTGTGCATAGATCATAGTGGTCGATATATCAGCGTGACCAAGAATATCTTTAAGGGTGCGCAAGTCACCACCAGACATGACGAAGTGAGAAGCAAAAGTATGACGCAGGATATGAGTTAACTGGCCTGGCGTATTGAAGTCACAGCGAGCGTAACAAAGTCCGAAAGACCCCCTTGAAGAAGAAAACAGACGATCAGTCGGCAAACCAATCGAAAGCGCCTCCTGAATCAAAGCCGGATCGACGGGCACCGTTCTATTGCGGCCACTCTTGGTAGCCGTGAACACAATTCGATCACTAAGCAATTGAGAACGACGAAGCCTCTCAGCCTCAGACCAACGGGCGCCAGTAGCCAAGCAGATTTTGGCAATGATCAGCACATATGGATTGGTAGAGGTGGCCAATTCAGCCAGTAAACGCTGAATCTGATCGAGGGTGAGGAATGCCAGGGCTTTCTGATCAGTACGGAAAAGGCGCATACCGGAAAGCGGATTAGTACCCTGATAATGACCTTGGCGGATCAGCTCAGAGAAAACCGACGAGACGTAGATATGTTCGAGGTTAATAGTGGACTTCGCAGAGACCTTGAGACGATTGGTGCGGTAGGTTGACCAACTGGCTGACGTGAAGTCGCAAGCACGAGGGTTGCCCAGGCGCTCAGCTACGCGTTGAAGAGTGGCATAGCGAGCAGCACCACGTTTAAGCGTTACCCCGTGGATATGATACCAGAGGTCGAACAGGTCGCTCAGACGTTCCACAGAGAGGCGAGGGGAGGCCACATAATCACGCTCAAAACGCTGCGCATGAGCCTTACTGGCGAAGCCGCCACGGCGTACACGCTGGCTGCCACGGCCATCGACATAGAAGTCTACAGACCACTTGCCATCGGGCTGGCGTTTGACAGTCATACAGCACGCCCCCAACGCACATGCCGTTCTTCAAGGATGCCCTTTATGTGCTTATACAACCCGTCCTCATCCATGCCTTTGGCGGCATAGTGGTCGCGGATCACTGGCCAACACTCCCAATCCTTGAGTCGGTGAAATGCTCGCCTGGCGCCAACTCGCTCCCTTGCCAGTAGGCTGACGAAGTTTCCCAGGAATAACTCGACGTTCTTGCCGGAAAAGCCCCGCGAGGTTTTGTATTGGCGCTTGTACTCGGTTTCATCCACCAGGGAATCAACCGGCACATCCACGCGCACATCGTCACGGATCAGCGTCCAGATGGGTTCGAAGTAGCCAGGGCGAGCCAGCAGCTTGAACTGGCGCAGGCCATAGCGCCACAGGCCGTCTAGGTGCGGTGCAAAGGCGGCATAGCTGTTGGTTTCGATAATCTGGTTGGTCTGCAGATCGAACGAGCCGGAGGCCAATTGCTGGATGACTGAGTGATGGTAACGCAGCTCTACGCGCCACACGTCCTGTTCCGGGTTGTAGTTGTCCGGGTCGGCTTCGTCGAAGCTGTCACGACGCTTCCAGACGTTTTCCCAGTAGTCGAGCTTGTCGATGGCGCGGGCCTGTTCGGTCTTGTTGTAGATAGCGAGCTGGACGCCACCAGCGGAGCCGAACAGGTACGACTGGCCTTTGCCATAGGTAGCAGACTCCAGAGTCCACTGAATTTCCTTAATGCCAGAGATATCGCGGGCAGCACGTGCGCGGCAGTGCATACGGGCGACCAGATCAGCAGGCGGTTGCCAGCCTTGCAGGTCTAGCGCGAGGTGAACCGCGCATTGGTTGCGCTCAACGTTGGTCAGGACGTGGCTAGCGTAGTAGTCGAGGCGTTCTTGCAGGCGTTCGGGGCAGAACTGGTCAATAGCGTGGGGCGACACTTCGATCTTTAGGTGGGGGCCAATGTTGTCGATTTTGGCGTTGAAGTTCTTCACCAGCAGGATGATGCCCAAGTCAGCATTCTGAAGCTTGTACTGGTAGCCGGAATCCTTGCTGACACGGCCCGAGTGCCAACGCTGGCCAGCGAAGTCGACGATGGTGCCAGGTTTGTCGAAGAGAAACATGATTTCCGGGCGGATCAGCCCACGATACAACTGGCGGACGGTATCAACGCTGCATCTCAAAAGGCGGATTTTAGAGAGGTCATGAATCTGGCCGGAGGAACGGTCTACGAAGTAGCGGGTGAATTGTTCTACTCGGGGGAAATCCTTGATTTTGCTCATTGGTTGCAACCTTAAACTTTTAGACTTTTGTGAGACTTCACGATGTTTCGAAATCGGTTTATCTGACGTGCTACAGGGACGTCAGCGCCCGCGCGACGGCGCACACGCGCGCTCGTGCCTCACGCGCAACCGCGCCGCCGCGCATGGCGTAGACGTACGCAATCACAGCGAGCCCTCATAACCAGCCAATGAAGGCCAGGAAGGGTCGCCAGCGGTAATTTGTGGGGCTTGCGGGGTGACGGGTGAAGTTGTTACGGCTTGCTGTTCTGCCGGAGGCAAAAGCTCATTGTTAGGTAGCGGATCAGGCTTAGCAGGGTCAAAGGCCCCTTCGTTGACGTAAGCCATGCAGCCATCGAAGGACACGACCGCCCTAGTGCCCTGCTGGGTATTGCACCGACAGCCGTAGAGCTTGCCCTCACGGAAGCCAACGACGAACCGCTGGTGGTTGCGTTCGATCAGATCGGTGTCGGCGGTGTGCATGCAGGAGAGCTTCGGATAGGTCACGGGGCGGGTGACTTCGTCATAGATCGGCGCCGAGCTGGGCACGTCGGGCAACCTGGGTGTGCGCAAGGCTAGATAGTCGGATTCGCTTAAGGGCGAGCGCGTTAATTGTGATGGTTGTTGAGCCGGTACAGTGTTAGCGGATTGCACGGCCTCAGCCTGAGGAATGGCGTCAGAATCCGGCTTATTAGTAGCAATGCGACGCTCATAAATACCATAACCAAAATATGAAACGCCTATTAAGCAGATAATAAAAACGAATAGCGCCCGAGGTGGCTTGAACTTCATGTGATGTTCAGAACCTTCAGCAACGGACTGATAGACACCGAAATATTTTTTATCGAGTAAAACGCGAGTGGCTTGGCCGTCGCTGAAATCGTTCTTTTTTTCAACGTCCATGTTTACGCGTTCGAATTGCCAGCGCTTGATTACCTTCCCTTTATGGCCGCGCACATAGTGAATATGCGAGTTGCAGAGCTTGCGAAAGTGGGTATCAAGTAGACCAGGGTTTTGAGTGATGCAGTGTAGTTCATGGCCCCGATGGCGCATTGTTTCGAGGGCGCTGGCATAGGGAGGGACGGCAGAACCGACAGGGCGAACACGGAAAAAGGTTTGAGCCTCATCTATAACAATGATGGCGTTCTGTGGCAGTTCGTACCATTTAAGGGGATCGTCGAATTGCTGCCAGACGGCTTCAAGGACTTCGGCATTAGGATCGAAGCCGCGAATGTTATGGTAGTAGACCGGGCGACCTTCTTTAGCCGCTTTTAAATCTACTTCTTTAATCGTGTTTAAAGTCTTGCCGTTACCTTGCAAACCAGTGCGTAGAACGAACATTTAACCGCCCACCTTATTAAGCAGAGCAAGGCCGGTGATGGTGCCCGTAACTTTATCCATGCCAGCCAAAAGCAGACGAGCAATGACAGCGGCCAAAATAATATTGATTGCCACATCGAGCTTAGCCATACCAAGAATAGCGGCAGCCTGAGGCGGAACGGCGCCAAACAATGTTTTGACGTAACCATCGACCTGATCTATCAGATACCCAATGCCAACATAACTGACATAGGCAAAACCGAGGGATGCAAGCGCTCGAAATACAAGACCCGAAACAATGGAACCTAAGAAAGTGGCAATAATCGGAAGAATCGGCATATTAAGACCCCTTCAAAGCACGGCCAATATAAACAGCGAAGAAAATAGAAGCCAGGGCAACAATTATCGGGCCCATAGCGGTCGCAAATCTGCAAACAGGCTCCCAGCTAAAGGAATAGGTATTGCCCATGACATTGATAGTCTGAGGCGCTGGACAGCCTTGAGGAAGCCAGCGACCTTTATTAAGAGCCTCAGTAAATAGACCACTGACAGGAATGTTAGTCTCCTGAAGTTGGTAAGCCTCACCAGAAAATTCGTCAGCAATCTGCTGTTTGACGCTGGCGTCATACGACCACTGGCAAAGCTGCTCTTTATTTTTGCGCAGAATGGCGCACTGAATCGCGTCACCCTCACAGCTCAGCTCAACATTGCAAGCCTCGCCCGAAACACTGGACTGACCGCATTTGTTGGGATCAGTTGCAGGATCGCACTGGCCCTCACCGTCACCGTCACCGCCGCCGCCAGTATCGCCGCCACCGCCAGTATAGCCACCACCACCGGTATCGCCGCCGCCAGTATCGCCGCCACCACCGGTATCGCCGCCGCCAGTATCGCCGCCACCACCGGTATCGCCGCCGCCAG